ACAGTAGTAGCATTGACAGTGGTAAAAGTACCAGCAGCTGCAGTTGCCCCACCGATAACTGCACCATCTACAGTACCACCGTTAATGTCAGCAGTATCGGCTACAAGACTATCTATGTTAGCAGTACCGTCAATCCAAAGGTCTTTCCACTCAGCGGATGTAGAACCTAAATCATACGTATCGTCTGTACCGGGCAATACATCACCAGTACCATTGGGGGCTAGGACAATGTTTCCATTTGTATCTGTAGAAGAAATGGTATTGCCATCAAGACGCAGATTATCAACACGTAAATCGGTAACGGCAGAGTTAGTACCAATCGTTACACCGTCAATAGTACCGCCATTAATGTCAGCAGTGTCAGCAACTAAGCTATCGATGTTGGCAGTGCCATCAATAAACAAATCTTTAAACTCAAGAGACGAAGAACCTAAGTCCATGACATTGTCAGTCTTAGGTGTTACAGCTGAGCCACTTACTACAACATCTTGCACTGGACCTACTCGAGTAATCGGTGCACCTTCACCTGCTGCACCTCCGTGGGTGTGTCCAGTTGTTGCATTGTGGGCAGCTTGAATAGCATCGTATTCGTTATCTAAATCCGAAGCATTAATTACGTTGCCAGTAGCAATGTTATTTGTTGTGTCTGTACGTGTATAGCCAGCCATGTTATTTCCTTATCGCCTATCGTGAGTGGAGTACTCTAAAGTTACTGCATCTAATGAGTAAGGGGGGTCCTGACTCTGTGATACAAATTGGAGGGATACTGCAAATCCAGAACCTACTACTTGAGTCTGGAATACATTCTTTAATTTCTCACCGTAAACAGAAGTTCCGTATACAGCAGTCTGACCACCATATAAACCAATGGCACCCGCTGCGTTACTTAGTGTAATCGTGTCTGGTTGTATCACATCTGCATCATCAAAGTCAAGCTTTAAATTCAATAATGTGGTTACAGAACCCTGTGGGTCTAGGTATAAATAGGCTTTATAAAATGCTTTACGGATACGTGGGTCATTAATAGGCATGAATGGAGTAGAGAAAGCAGCAGGGATATTTGCCCCATCTAAGCTATTGCCTGATTCCATCTTATATACATAACCACTGTCATTGGCAAATAGAACTGTTTCTGCCCTGCCAAAGTAATCACTATCCGCTACATAAGCTCTAAACCCACGTAACTCAGCCCAAGACAATACACCAGTCTGATCTCCAGACATCTGGGTACCAAGGACACCTAAAGAGGCATCGTCTTTAATGTTGGCATTATAACCTAAGATACGATACTGTGACTTCTGTCTAATCACCACACTAGCAAAAGATGTACTAGCAGAGATAAAGGCAGTCATCTCACTTTGAATGGGCTTAGATACTACAGCTAAATCAAAGTCATTATTTCTTTCCGTAGCACTTAACAGTCGCAATCCATCTGGTCCTAGGAACATCACATCAGAACCAATCTCTTGGATAGTATCTGTATCTACACAGCCAATGTTCATTGTAATAGGCTGTAGGACAAAGTCACTGAGTGTACTTCCAGTTAATCTGTTAATCCGCTGCTGACTGAATATAATTAACTGTTCTCTAAATACAATCATTCCTGTGATGTCACTACCAACAGCTAAAATACCGGAACCATTAGCGGGGTTAAAGTCATCATCCGTATAGGGAGAAGTAAAAGTTACCTTATCACCCTTAGCAAAGAACAATTGATTCTTAAAGAACACAACATGCTGAGCACCCTCAACATCAACAGGGGCACTTGTTAATACTTTATATGTAGTACCGTTGTATATGGCTGGGAAGTTAGTGCCATCTACTTCAACAAACTTCTCTGAGGTTCCAATACGATACTTCTCAAATCGACTCTTATCGCTGCTAATTCTGCTTGAAGTAAGAAAGGTAACAGCAGCATTATCTGCAGGACTAGATGCTAGATTAGGAGTGATAGTTAATGTAGCTACACCCGAAGATACTGTTGCATCGTTTGTTACTGTATAGACCTGCTCAATCCCAGCAATACTAAATGTATCACTTGCCTGTGGAACACCTGTCAATCCATCTACAACTAAAGTACCGCCTGTCTGAGATCCACCCTGAACTAAGCTAGTGCCATAGTTAGGTACATTGATACGTGTCCAACCTGTACCTGTACTTTTATAAGTACATTCATTACGAACTGCTACAGCTTGTCCCCGCCATGCAGCTATACCTGTAATCAAACCCCTATTCGTTACATAGGTAATAGCAGCTTTATCTGCTGGACTAGAAGCTAACGCTGCAGTCAGGGTAAGTGTTGCACGTTTAGTAGTAGTGCTGTATGTCACACCGCCCGTGGCAATGGTATATGTCCCAGTTACCCCAGCAATAGTAAACTGATCACCTTCGACTGGAGTAGTACACAGATTAGCTACAATCAAGGTAGTGCCAGTTTGACCTGAGCCTTGGACTAAACCTGATCCTAATGTAGGTACAAAGGCAGTATCGTACTTTTCATACCCTTCAACCCTACGATATCCACCCTCTACAGACGGTTCATAGTTCTTAAGAATACGAGCACTACCGGGAGCGTTGATACCTAATTGCAGTGGGGATAGATTAGTAATTAATCCACCCTTGAACTCAACGGGGTAGGTAGACCATCTATCTGCCATTAGGAAACCCTAAAACCAGCTGTGAATCGTTTATTAGTTTGAATAGCAGTAGAGCGCACATACTCAAATCGATTGATCAGCATAATACGCATATGCTTAATGCCTTGCTCAAACTTAGCCTTGGCTACTGTAGCATCTTGAGTGTTACCACGGAACATGTAAGCATGATACATAGCACCGTCGATGATGACACTACGGTATGCTTCAGGAATACTAGGTACATCCGTAGCATTGACTAAATCAATAGTAGCTCTATAGTATTCGTAGACTAACTCGTAGTCCTCTTTAGGTGCAGGGACTACACCAAACTCATTGCCGGGGGCACGAAAGACGTATTGAGGGATACTGAGTAGGCTTGTATCGTTAGCGTACTCTTGATCCAAATACTTTTCCATATAGTCTTCATACGTAATTACCCGTAGTTTAACTGTGTCATTATTCAGAGTACTATTCTTCTTTAGACGGAAACTGTCAAAGTCGATTACCTTGGCATCCGTAGGGAAGGCATAGCGTGTAACACCGTCTGTGAGAGACTCTTCTTGTGTGACATGATTCCAAAACCATTCGTACTGGAGTTGGTTAATGTCTTGAATAGCAGAGTTAACTGCATCCTTAGCTTGACCATAAAAGCCAGCAGAGTTAGCAAAGTTACCTGCAGTTAAAGGAACTTCATTTAGCCTACGGTTAACGTCATTGACTAAACCTAAAAAGTCATAAGCCATATATTATTGTTCCTTAATGCGGATTTTAATTACACGCTCAGCAATACTACCTGTGTTGTCAGTAATACGGCAGTAGAACTTGTACTCTTCATTGAGAGTACCTAGTCCTAGGTTAATGGTGGCTACAGTAGAAGTATTAGTCTGGGATACATTCTGGATACCATTGACGGTATTGCCTGCAGTAATTGCAGTCTTAACATTACTAGCATTATCTACAGACCAAGTTACTGAACTAATTGTAGCTGTACCTAAAAACCTAGACCAGTCTACACTGTAATCTAGGATTTCATCGGGATCTTTATTTGCCCATTTAAATGACATATTCTTTATTATCCTCTTTATGCAGCCAGTACTTCTCTATCTTCGGATGTAGTTCTTCTACCTACAATCACCACTCTTGGCTGGGCATTTATATACACTACTCTATTGTTTGATTGGTTAGACTCTACGTAAACTATTCTATCTGAGACGGGTACACGTACTGTTCTATCTAGTGCTGTAGATCTTCTATCTACATAAACTGTTCTTTGGGGTGCATATAATTCACGTACTGCTTCGTAGTCAAAGACAGTAACGGTAACTGTCGTAGTACCAACAAATCCAGTTGCCTGTACACCATCAAATGTAGGTCTAGCATTCTCAGCTACTGTGGCTGTTGTGACTGCCCCAGTTGCCTGTACTCCAGTTACAATGAATACACTGGCTGCTGCTACATTTACTGTGCCACATATACCTGCTGCGGATATACCTGTTATATTAGTAACAGCTTTCGCTACTATGACTACTGTGCCTACTTCACCTGTGGCTTCTATGCCTGTGACAGATATTCGGTTAACTGTCTTCTGAGTTGGAGTACCTAACTCTGCAGTACCTTGAACCCCAGTTATAATTGTTACTGCTTTAGCAACAATAGTAGCTGTTCCAACAGCACCTGTGCCAAACACACCAGAAACGCTTGTACGGGCTTTAGCAACTACAGTTGGGGCTGAGGTATTACCTGTAGCTTCAACGCCTGTAACAGCCTGTGTATGCCCTAGGATAAAGGTTAAATTATCCCCTACTGCACCTGTAGCTACTACACCTACTACTGGGACATTGGCATCACCGATTACTTGATCAGGACCAATGCTGCCTACTAAACCCGATCCTACAATACTAACAACTGTGTGGTTAGCGTCAGCAGTAATGTTGACACCACTATCTGTGGTACCAACACCTTGAACTCCTGTTGGTACGGTATTAGCTTTTCCTACTACTGCTGGTGTTCCTACTTGCCCAGTTGCTACAACCCCAGTTACAACAGTGTTAGCTTTAGCAACGACAGTGACACTGCCAACCTGTCCTGTAGCCGTTACTCCTACTGGAAGAGTACGGGCACTGGCATTAACTACTACTGTTCCGACTGCTCCCGTTGCTTGTACCCCATCGGGTACTTGTATTACACCAGTAACTCCGTACCGACTAGTACCGTATACTCCTATGCCATAAATGGCACCAGTTCTAGTGGTAGTAGCCACAAGCTACTCCTTAAGCAATACGGATAATTGCGTTAGATGCGTCTGCTACAGGGAACTGGATTACAAAGTCACCATTCGTAGAAGTCTTATCTCCACCAAAGGATAATACCGCTACTGCTTTATTGCTTTGACTGCTATTATAGATCAATGCTCCTGCAGCAGTAATAGTTGCACTTGTCCAAGTTGTATCGGCAAAGTCAGCAAAGCCCGTGGTACCAGAAGTTACAGGATCAATGTTAGTAAGGGTATTCCCCCCTGCAGTATAGCCTGTACCAACTACTTCGTTACTAGTAGAGTAAACAGTAGTAGCTGCACCAAGGTCAGCTGAAGAAGTGTAGAGAGCTATTTTGAATACACTACCTGAAGTTGTATTAAAATCATGCAATGCTTCAAGAACCTCTTTCTTAAAGGAAGTGCACATTGCTGTTGTAATTGCCATAAGGAGTTCCTTAAATTAGGTATTAATCTTTTATCTACTAATAACTCGTTGGAATTAGTATTAGATAAAAGTGGGGGCTTGTGACCCCCACCCTACTACATTAACCGATTAGGCTAATAAATCACGATCTACTTCGTCTGCACCAATACGACCATCTACATTCATAAGCACAGCCCAAACACGGGCTACACCAGAAGTAGGGGCGGTTGTAGCTGTAGCAATCGTAATGTCGATTGTGTCAGCAGTTGCACCAACTACGAGAGGCTGGAATGCAGCAGCGTTTTGTGCATAAGCACCAGCAGCAGCAGCATCAGCATCGAAGCCATCAACGAATACGTCAGCATCAGCACCAGTGCCTAAGTCAAATGTGGTATCGTTTGACTCACCACCCATTACCGTAATAATCTCAAGACCTGCATTGAGAATTACAGTATTGACTGGAACAGAGATGCACTCGATAACGTCAGCAGCTGCCAAGGCAGAGCCTTTAGCAGTCGCAGCAGCAGCGAAGTCAATGTTTTTGTCTACTAAATACGGTACAGAACCAACAGTGCGACCTGCGGTTGCTCCACCTGCGAGAGTTGTAACAGTTGCCATTTTTATTTCTCCTTAAATTAATTACGCTGCGTTGTAACGGGCAACAACAATACCTTCTGGACGAAGAATCTTGCGACCATACAAGTGCATACCACGTACAATGTCAGCAAAGCTGTCTGGATCACGATAGCTTTCAGTCTTGGTGATTTGCTGAGCAGAAGCAACAGCAGAATCATGACCACCAACAATTACACCATAGTTAGTTGCTTGGGCTGAGGCACCAGAAGTACCAGCACCAGTACCAACTTTAGGCAGATTGCTCGAAACAAATACACGGAAACCGTGGAGGTTGTTAAGGATCAAACCGTTTTGCAAGCCAGAGCCACCAAAGTCACCGTTCAAGAGTCGGCTGTCTTCGTCTTTTAAAAGCTCAACGAAAACTGGATCGACAACTAACCAACGACCTTGTGTGTCAACTTGCTGCTGGTCTAACAAACGACCCATACGAGCAATAACTTGCAGTGGTGATACTACAGTTGTTGGCAGTGCTGTTGCACCGGGCAGACGAGCAGCTAAAGGAATCGAATCGCCAGTAGAACCAGCAGATGTCAATTGACCAAAGCTTGGGCGGCTCAACTTCATGGAAGACAACAACTCATCGCTACCAGCAGAAGTTACAGCTTTAGTACCGGGGAATGTGGTACGAACTGTGTCTGGATCGCCATGCTTAGCAGACTGGCTGAAACCAGAAAGATAGCCAAGAACGTCTTGGTCATACTGGTCACGCAAGCGATAAGCTGCACGATCAGAAGCCATGCTCATGAAGTTAACGTGGCTATGTGCTGCTTCGATATCGTCAATCTTGAATGCGAAGTAGTTAGCTTGGTCAACAACAAGGGTGAAGTCCTCATCATCGAGGTCTTGTGCTGTGATCTGTGTGCCACGAGCATAAGCCTGAACTGAAACTTCTGGCTCTTTGATGATCTTAACAGAGTCACCCATGTTAGCGATCTCACCGAAGTAGTCGCTGTTAGTGATAGCTTCTACTGTTGAAGCTTTACGGAATGCAAGTTGTACTTGCTTGGAATAGATTACTGGGCTAAAATTACCATTAGGTAAATTGCCGTAACCTGCTGCGGATGGGAATGCCATTTTATATTTCTCCTAAATTGAATGGAAGTTACTACTACGCTTAACTCAGTAGCAGAGCCTCTTCGCTTAGGTGCGTATAACTTAGACTTCTAGATCATCTAAGGTATACGGGCTAACTCTGTAGGGTAGTCTGGTGCCGTATTGTCTTTGCGTTTACTTAGTACTACATGGTTTTTGTCTATGGTAGATGGTTGGCTTAGCTAAAGCGGCATCTTAAGACGGATTAAGAAGGGTAAGTAAGCCGAAGCTTACCTATCCCTTTGTACTACAGTTATAAACCTATTTTTAGGTTTGTCAAGCTTTATCGTGCTGAACCCGACTTATCGTAGATAAACTTACCAGATTGAATAGCAGCTACAATAGCCTCTTGGTTTCTTTCGTATTCTGATGTAGACATACGCTCTACTTCTGACTCACGGAAAGTACCCTGTTCAGATGAAGCATCAAAGCCTGTTTTACGGGAAGAACCTACGGCTGAAGCTGCTGCCTTGTCATCCGACTTACGGGTACGCTTCGAGGTAGTAATACCCTTATCTGCCTTATACAAATCAATAGCACGAGCAGCAGATACTGCATCATTCTCATTCTCGTACAGAGCACTTTGGACCCACTTAGGCTGTGCTTCTACCCAGTCATGGAACTCATCTTGCTCACGAATCTGATCAAAGTCAGGATGTAAGCGGAGTAAGTCTGTCTCAGCTTTCTCTTTGGCAGTCTGTGCTTCACGCTGATCTAAGGCTTTGAATCGCTCCTCTAGTACAGCATTTTGTTCCTTTGCTTTCTTTAGGGCTATGGTTTCTACAATCTTAGCTACCTCAGGGAACTCCCGTGACCACTGCTCTAGTTCCTCTTCAGACTTAGGCAGTTTAATCTGCTGACTAGCTGTCTGTTCTAGGGAAGCTTTTAAATCTTCAATTTGTTTCTGCATCTCAACTTGTTGCTTTTGAGTATGCCTACGTAGATCACCGTAACGCTTCTTAAAACTCTTCTCTTCTGCACTTAATCCCTCATCACTACCCATGTCCTCGTCTTCAGGATCTTTAGGGGGTGCTGAGTTTTTTTCAGTCAGCGTCTTAAGTTCTTCTTCTTCTTGTTTAATTCGAGCTTCGTTTGCATTACGTGTTGCAAAACCAGTCACGGCTTTCTTAGGTGTTTCTACTTGTGTGAGTTCCATCTTTTCCTCTTTTGTTGGGGCTAACAGTTGCCAGTGTTTAACTGGGGTATTAGGTAGCCATGAATAAGGGGGTAATGTTAAGACTTCTTACCTGCCAGCCCCTTTCTGGTAGTTACTTTCTTTTCTACGTCTGGCTTACGTTTTGCCAGTAGTGGCTGTTTGCTGTATTTTACCATGTTGGTACTAATAAGTCCACCCTCTGCTACACCAAGTGTTTCTACTGGTTCATATCCAGTAGGAATAGGCTGTTGTGGTTGATCATCTTTAAACGAGATTAAAGTACTCTGCCCTTCTGGATTAGCGTACTTACGAAGTTCAAACTTATCGGGTTGAACAGCCGTTAGATTTAAACTGGTATCCGCTTCACCCTCAAACATTTCATCACCAAAACTTCTTCCCCGTCTGCGGAACGTCAGATAACTGTAAGGATCCACAGGCTGTTGAGCACCGTAAATGCTATCTAA